TCCAGAAGATAATACTGAAGAAGGTGAGGATGCACCCGAATCGTTGACTCCACAATTGGATTCATCTGTAAACAAAGCGGTAACAAAACGCTAAATAGGAGATATTATGGAAAATATTAATAACTTTATAAACAGTATTACTGCTGGTGACAATGTGACAGCAAAGGAAGAGTTGGAAGAGTTGTTATCTTCTAAGGCATTTGATGCTCTCCAAGTTCGTAAACAAGAGATTGCATCTACGTTATTTGGTGGACAGCAAGAAGAACAAGAAGAGCACTCAGAAGAGGAAATTGAATCCGAAGAATGAAAGCACTAAACGAATTTAAACTTCTTATTGAGGAAGAAAAGAAAACAGACTATTCTAAGTTTGATGCTTTGATTCGTGCTGGTCTTGCTAATAAAGCACAGATAACTCGCATTCATAAGATACTGGATAGAATGGGTGAAGAGAAACCAAACTTCACTCAAGCAGATCGTGCTATTATTCAGAACATGTTTGTGAAGATGGTAGACTTACTTTCACATAATAAGACTATTAATACACAAGCACGAAAAGCAATACACGAAAGAAGAGAAACGGTTCAGTATACATCGGACTATAAGATTAGTCCTGAAGGTCGTAAAGTTAGACGAGCACGATTGAAGTTTGCAGACCTAGTAGATGTAGATGATTTATATAAAGACAAAGATACTGATAAAAAAGAAGTAAAGGAATCGGTTTCTGTAAGTAAAGAACCACCACCAGTATTGTTGTTAAGAAGAAAAGCAATTCGTTTGTATCCAGATGACACACGAATTGCACTATACTATTCGCAGAAGTTGGACAGACATTTTTCTATTCCTTATGGACCAAAGATTGATGAGAATCCAATTCAAGCAGAAGGTAACGTGATGCATTTGGAAGATGGTAATGTTATTGAGTTGACAGAAGAAATGACTCAATCGATATCAGAAACTTATGATAGTCTCAGTGAGAACAATAAGAATAAGTTTTTAGAAAAATTAACTGAATCCATAGAGAGTTTTGAAAAAATATATGAGTTTTGTCAACAGCATAATTAATAATAAATTATCTGAAGCTAAGGAACTTATATTTGCTCGCTTAGATGAGATAGTTACTAAAAGATTACAAGAAGCAAAACGATATGTTGCAGAAGATATGTCGGAAGAGTTTTTGGATGAAGCAACAAAAAAACGTAACCCAAACATTATTAAGATGGGTCGCATTCAAAAAATTAGACGCCGCATTCGTAGGAATGCAAAGGGTAGAATAATTCTACAACGTAATAAACAAAGGTCTGGTATTAAAGGTTACAGAATATCTGGTAAAACAGTTAAACGTATACCAGCAAATGTTAGGTTACATAAAGCAAGACTGTTAAAACGGTCTTGGAAAACAACAAGAAGAGCAAAACTTAGACGCACATTGTTCAAGAGAAGAATGTCAATGATGCGTAGAAAATCTATAGGACTAAGATAAAATGGCAATCGTTTTTAACAACACACTACGAGGCACTTCAATCATTCGAATTGAAGGTGCTGGTACTTATACTTTCTCAAACAATGATTTACGAGCGAGTCCTAATACGGAAAGTGTTATTTCTTTTGACATCAAAAGATTAAATTGGTCTACCAATGGAAACATTCAAATTCATCGGAACAGTGCTAACATCGCATCGCTTCATAACGCAGGTGAAATTCGTCTTGATGAATGGGGTTACTCGATTCCAACTGGTAATACCGCATGGCCAACTGCAAATGTCGTTGTTGTGACTGGTGGAACATTGTTTATGGAAATATCTAAACAAGCAACATATAATGTTGATCCATATACAGGAGTTACAATCTAATGAAACTAATACGAGAAACTGTAGAGAATGTTAAACATCTCACAGTAATAAACGAAGCTACTGGTAAAAAGAATTTGTATATTGAAGGCACATTCTTGGTTGGCGACAAAGTAAATAAAAACAATCGCATGTATAAAATGGATACATTGCGTAATGAAGTTACACGTTACAACGATGAGTATATTAAAACCAATCGTGCTCTTGGAGAACTTGGTCATCCAGATACACCATCACTAAATTTGGAACGTGTGTCACATAAAATTGTTTCTTTAGTTGAAGACGGTAATACATTTTACGGTAAAGCATTGATTCTTGATACTCCTTATGGACAAATAGTCAAAAACTTTTTAGAGAATGATATTTCAGTCGGTGTTTCCTCACGTGCTTTAGGTTCTGTTATTCAAACACGTGAAGGTTATAACTTAGTTCAAGATGATTTAAGATTAGCAACTGCGGCTGACATTGTTGCAGACCCATCTGCTCCTGGTGCATTTGTGAACGGCATTATGGAGAACAAAGAATGGATGATGGTTGAAGGACATTTCGTAGAACGAGACTTTGACCATGCTAAATCACAGATTAAGCAAGCATCTTCTAAACAAATAGAAGAAGTTGCTTTAAAATTATTCCAAAATTATCTATCAAAACTTTAAAATTTATAAATAAGAAATCATAAGGAGATATCCCAATGGCAACAAACAAATTAATGGAAGCAGCAGCCGATATTCTGTCGGGAAGCAAGAGTAAAGCACCTGGTATGTCCACACAAAGGGCAGAGGGTGCAACTTGGGTTGATGTTGGTGGACCAACACCAGAGAACTATAAACCCGATGACAACTCTGCTAAACTCGATACGACTAAAGCAGCAAAAAGTGCTACTGCACCTACTACAAAACCATCTGATGCATCATCGGATACACAAAATCATGTTGGTAAAAACACCATGCGTGAAGAAGATGAAGTTGAAGAAGACGAAGAAGTTCTTGATGAAGAGCAAGTTGAAGAAGCTTATATGATGATGAAGAAAAAAATGAAAGAAGACGTTGATGCCATGTTTGGTGATGACGAAACTATTTCTGAAGACTTCCGTTCTAAAGCTGCTACCATTTTTGAAGCACGTGTTACTGACCGTATCACGCAAATTCAAGAACAAATTGAATCAGAATATGCTCAGATGCTTGAAGAAGCAGTTGAGTCTATCAAATCAGACCTTACAGAAAAAGTTGATGACTATCTGAACTACGTTGTAGACCAATGGATTAATGATAACGAAATTGCTATCGAATCTGGTCTGCGTTCAGAAATCACTGAAGACTTTATCGGTGGTCTACGTAACCTATTCGCTGAGAACTATATCAATGTTCCAGAAGAAAAAGTCGATCTAATTGATGAGTTGGCTTCCAAAGTTGAAGAACTTGAAAATCAACTCAACGAAGAAATTGAAACAAACATCGAGTATAAGAAAGCACTCGTTGAAGCCGTTAAGTCAGAACTGACACGTGAAGTGTGCGAAGGTTTGACCGCAACTCAAGTTGAAAAAATCAGAACACTCGCAGAGAGTGTAGAGTTCTCCACAGAGGAAGAATACACAGAAAAACTTGAAACATTGCGTGAGAACTATTTCCCATCAGGTGTTAAGAAGTCTGCAATTACGCTCTTCAATGAAGTCATGGAAGATGCTGATGATAAGAAAGTTGCTATACACGACCCGTTCGTTGCAGCAGTTTCAAACGCAATTTCCAAAACAAGAATTTAATACAACAAAAATAGGAGAAACAAATGTATCTATCCGAAGGCTTACAAAACAAATGGGAAGGTGTACTGGATCATCCAGACCTACCCGCAATTAAAGACCCATACCGTAAGGCGGTAACTGCTGTTATTCTTGAGAATCAAGCAGTTGAAATGCAAAAAGCATCAGGTATGCTGACAGAAACTGGTCCAACCAACTCGTTAGGTTCTGCTGGTGGTTTCGGTGGTTCTGCTGCTGCTGGTGGTCCTGTAGCTGGTTTCGACCCAATCCTTATCAGTTTGGTTCGTCGTTCATTGCCTAATCTGATTGCGTATGACATCTGCGGCGTTCAGCCAATGACTGGTCCTACTGGTTTGATTTTTGCAATGCGTACACGTTACGCAAATCAAGGTGGCACTGAAGCATTCTACAATGAAGCAAATGCAATGTTCTCAGGTGCAGGTACTAATGCTCAAGCTGCTTTGACAACTGGTTCGTCACCAACTGAAATTTTCACATCTAACGCTGCTGTTAATGTTGCTAATACTGATGTTCTGTCTGGTGGTGCTATGCCTACTGGTCGTGCTGAAGCATTGGGTGACGGTGCTGCTGCAAATGCATTCCAAGAAATGGCATTCT